AAGAAGTTACTCGAATGAGTGGGGCTGAACTAAAGAAAGCCTTTAAAGAAGATGCGACAGGTGTTTTTAAATCTATGATTGACGGTTTGTCTCGAATAGAGAAAAGCGGTGGTAACACAACTCAAGCACTTTCAAATATGGGCTTAAGTGGTTTAAGAACTAATGATATTTTAGGAACTTTAATTAAGAAAAATGATGTTTTAGATAAAAACTTAAAGAGAAGTTCCAAAGCATGGAAAGACAATACTGCTTTAAACGCAGAATTCAATGCTCAAACAAAAACTTTAAATGCAACCTTTGCTAGGATTTCAAATGCTTTTACAAGGCTCGCAACGGTTATTGGTATAAGACTAAAGCCGGCATTTGAAATACTTGCAAACAAATTAGAGGGTGTTATAAGCTTTTTTGAAAATAACGAAGGGCTTGCTTCTTTTACACTTGCAATCGCTGGAATAGCTGCTGCCATAGGCCCATTACTTATAGGTTTTGGAATGTTTATGAAAATAGGGGGTGTTCTCTTGAAAATACTTCCTCTTTTAAAACTTGGTTTTGCAGTTGTTGGAACAGTTATTTCAGCACTTCTTTCACCAATTGGATTAGTTGTTGCTGCCGTTGCTGGAATGACACTTGCAATTGTTGCAGCAGTTAAGCACTTTGATAAAATAAAGAAATTTACAGGATTTGGTAAGAATGGTTTTTTTACAAATCTTTTTAGTGACGAAAAAAAAGACAGTTCTGAAAGCTCGGTTTCAGTTGGAGCAAAACAAGTTAAAAAACAGGCTGACAATAGAGAGTTCATGACCAGAACAAATAACGCAATGGTTACAATTGAAGGTAAGAATATTCCAGACGGTGTTTCTTTAAAATCTCAATCTGAAAGTAATGACTTTTTTAAATTCAATAACGGCATGATGGGGGCTTTTTAATGGGTTGGAAAGATAACTTAAGGCCAGCAAGTTTTAGGGGTATTTCTTTTTTTGTAGACACCTCTACAATAACAACCGGTAGAAGAGTTGCCGTTCATGAGTTTCCTGACAGGGACAATCCATTTCCAGAAGACTTGGGAAAAGTTTCTAGGTCGTTTACGGTTGAAGCTCATATTCTTGGTGATGACTACTTTGAAATAAAAACTTCTTTAATCTCAGCCTTTGAGCAAAAGGGAACAGGAGAGTTAGTTCACCCTTACTTTGGAACACTTAAAGTTCAGTCAGGTGCATTTACTGTAAATGAAGATAGTGGACAGGGTAGAATTGCAGCCGTTAGTATGCAGTTTTACGAAGCTGGAAGCAGCGCTTTTCCAAGTAACATTGAAGATAAAAAATCTATTGTTGAAAAAAGATCAGCTTCGACAATAGAGGCAGCAAAAAATGAGTTTGACTCTAAATTTTCAATTGCCGGCTTACCTGGATATGCGGTTCAAACTTCAAGAGATCAAATTGCAAGTTTAACAGAAACATTTACAAGTTCAACAAGTGGGCTTGTAACGGTCAGTGAGAGCGCAAGTAAGTTAGCATTTGGTAATAGAAATTTAATAGCTGAAACAGACACCTTGTTACAATCACCATCTGTTCTAAGCTCGAGAATTGTAAGCTCATTTGGATTATTAGAAGACTCAATCCCTGATTTTAAATCAAAAGCTAAATCAATATCAAACTTCAGTGCCTTTGGTTTATCGGGAGAAGTTATAAGTGGTGATACACCAACAAGAATAAAACAAAAAGAGAACCAAGAAACCTTTAACAACTTTATTAAGCAAGTCTCAATCGCAAAGAACGCTGAGTACTCAGCCAATACTGAGTTTAATTCACTTTCTGAAGCTAACGAAAAAAGAGAAGAGATTTCAGCTTTAATTGAAGAGCAAAAAGAATTAACAAGTAGTGATGATATTTTTCAAGAAATGCAGGCGCTTAATGCAATTATTGTTAAAACAATTCCAGATATAGATAATGAGTTACCAAATATAGAAACAGTTGTTCCACGAAGAACAACAAACTCACTGCTTGTAACATATGATTTATTTGAGAACTTAGAAAGCGAACAAGATTTAATTAACAGGAATGGAATTAAGAACCCCGCATTTATAGAACAAGGCGTTAGCCTTGAGGTAATTGATGTTAGAAAAAAGTAACTCTATTCAAATTAAAGGAGAGTTAGTTCCTGACGCTGTGACCCTTATTGTTGACGGTCAGGTTTATGCCGGTTGGGAAGAAGTAAGTATAAGCAAAGAAATAAATTCACTTGCTAGTAGTTTTTCACTAAACCTTACAGACAGATGGAGACCACAACAAACGGTTGTAAGCTTTAAGGTTGGTGATACCTGTGAAATATACATTGGCAAGAAGTCAGTTTTGTCGGGTTATATAGATACATTTTCAAGGTCAATTTCAGCCAACTCAAGGACTATGCAGGTTTCAGGTAGATCAAAGTCAGGTGATCTAGTTGATTGCTCTTACGATGGCAAAACAGAGTTTAAAAACTCAACAATGAAGTCTATTACTGAAAAAATAATTTCACCATTTGGTATAACGGCTTCATTCCTTTCTGATGGAGGGAGTTTCCCAAAAATAGACATAAAGCAAGGCGAGTCAATAGCTGAGATTATAGATCGAATGGCCAGACAAAAAGGTTTACTTGTTTACGCTTCCGAAGACGGGGGAATAGTATTTTCAAAGAGAGGTTCTGAAAGGTCTTCAAATGAAATTATCCAAGGGGTTAACCTTCTTACCGGTTCAGTTTCTCACGACATGAAAAATAGATTTTCAACTTACAAGGTTAAGGGTCAGACTTCAGGAACGGTTGGAACGGCTGAGAACGCAACGAAAAACACAGCAAGCTCTACAGACGAAGGAATTGAGAGATATAGACCAATGGTTATAATTGCAGAGAACTCTGTTAACCAAGCAGGGGCATTAAATAGGGCCAACTATGAGTCGAGTTATAGGGCTGCAAAAGGAAGTTCTTACTCTGTTTCTGTTCAGGGTTGGTTTCAAGAAAATGGTGACCTTTGGGATATAAATAAGACAACTGCCTTAAAATCTTCTTTCTTGGGTTACCAAGGGGATTTATTAATAAATTCTGTTACTTACTCAAAAGGCTCAAATGGAACGATATGCTCAATGGAGTTAATTAGGCCAGACGCTTACTTGTTTGAACCAACTGTATCAAAAGCAAAAGACGTTTCAAAAATAGTCGGGGGCGTTGATGAGAAGTAACGAATTGGTTAGTTTTTTTAGAAAAGCAATTGCACCAATAAAAAGACAGGTTTCAACCTCTATTCTTAGAGGGATTATAAAGCTAACGAAAGAAGCTGCAAAGATTCAGCAGATACAAGTTGAAAGCTTTGAAGATGATATTCGTGATGAGGTTGAAAAGTTTCACAACTTTGGTTTTAAGTCATACGCACCAACTGGCTCTGAGTGCTTGATGTTTTCAGTTGCTGGTAATTCAGAACACTTAATAGCAATTGGAAGTGAACACCGAGAAACTTTAAAAGAGTTACCGGTTCTTGAAGAGGGTGACACTATAATTTACACTAAGGAAAAAAAATACCTCCACTTTAAAAAGAAAAACATTGAAATAAGTTTAGATAAAATAAAAATAGAAAATGATGACAATGAGTTAATATCTGTCTTGTCAGACCTTGTTGACCAGTTAAGAAAAAGTAAATGGAATACAGCAATAGGCCCACAACCGATTTTTGAATCGGATGGCGTTAAGCTTGATGAGATAAAAGAAAAAATAGACAGCTTTAAAATATAGGAGTTTTTATTATGGCAATGGACAAGAGCGCAATGGCTTCTTTGATACTTTCAAAAGTTGGGGCGATAAATTCTGATACAGCAGCAGCGACACCAGAAATACAAGCTGAACTTGAGGCTTTTTGTGACGGAATTATAAGTCACATTATTGCAGCAGCAGAAGTTACGGTTGTTGTAAGCGGTGGTTCTTCTAGTGGGCCACAAACGGGAACAGTAACAGGATGAGTTTAGGTAAAGATATTGCTTTAATTTTAGAAAATAATTGCTGGGATTTAAAACTAGCAAATGGTGATCTTGTTGGTGATGACGGTTTAGAAACTGCGGTTGCTATCTCATTGTTTACAGACAGAAGGGTTACCGAAGAGCAGTTGCCTAACCTACAAGACGACAAGAAAGGTTGGTGGGGCGATATGATTTCACAGATTGATCAAGACCAAATTGGTTCAAGGTTTTGGACTTTAAAAAGAGCAAAGGTTTCAAACGAAACTTTAAGACTTTATGAAGACTATGCAAGGGAAGCATTACAACACCTAGTAGATGACGGTGTTGCAAGAAGTGTAACGGTTTCAGCTAACTATAATGACGACTTTGTTTTATTGTTAGATATTATTATTGTAAGACCAGATAGAAATAAAACTAAGTTTAATGTTTTATGGGATAATCAGGAAGCTAGAATTTTAAACGAAGGAACAACTAATGGGATTTAATAGACCAACATTAAGCGAAATAAACGAAAGAGTTGAAGCAGAAATAACCGGAACACTAGGGGTTACAAATTTACTAAGGAGAGCTTTTATTAAAATACTCTCCAAGGTTTTATCGGGTGTTTCTCATTTATGGCATGGGCATTTAGATTATAATTCAAAACAGTTTTTACCAACAACAATGGATGAAGAGAATCTTATAGAGTTTGGTGGAATATGGAATATACCAAGAAAAGAAGCGGTTGCCGGAATTTACAATATTACAGTTACCGGAGTTGATGGAACAACAATTCCAGCCAATACTATTTTTAAAAGAAGCGATAACCTAGAATATTTCACTCAAGAAGCTGGTTCAATAGCAAGTGGTTCAGTTTTGTTAAAAATTGTTTCTGAGAATGTTGGAGTTGATTCTGAACTAGAAGTTGGCGCTGAAGTTTCAATATTAAATCCTATTGCAAGCGTTGACTCTGAGGCTTTAGTTTCTTCGATTGATACTGAACCAGAAGACATTGAAACCTTAGATTTATATAGAGATCGCATTATAGCAAGAATACAGGGACAGATCTCAGGTGGAACTGCAACCGATTACATTCAATGGGCGCAAGAAGTTAGCTCGGTGACAAGATCATGGGTATTACCTGAGAACCTAGGGGCTGGAACAGTTGGTGTCACGTTTGTTGAAGACGGCGAAGACCCCATAACTCCAAGTGTTACAAAGGTTGAAGAAGTCAGGGCGTACATCGATGATCTTAGACCGGTTGGAGCAAACGTAAGTGTTTTTGCGCCAATTCTTTTTCCTATAAACCTAACCATAGAATTAAAACCAAATACAACTGAAGTGCAAAATGCCGTTACAGAAGAGTTAAAAGACTTGCTTTTAAGAGACGCTGCCTTAGAGGGTGCTTATAAAAGTGCTTCAGAAAATTTCACAGGAAAGATTTTAATTTCAAAAATAAATGAAGCTATTAGTTTAGCGGTTGGCGAGGAAGATCATAAAGTAACTTTTATAAACGGGGCAGCACCCTCTGATGTGACCCCGCCAACAAACAACCTTGTAACCCTAGGTGAAATAACATGG